GAATAAATGAAGCATTTGCGGGCAAAGTAGCGTTAACTGTGTAGGCGGTGTCCAGTTGAATAACAGATAAAGTACCGCCGGGAGTGGCATCAGAGCCGCCCAAAGTAGCGCGGATTGCGTTAGCAGCGCCAGAAATAGTGGCCGATGCGCCGTCAACACTCAAGGAAATGTGAGCACCGTTGATTGTGCCGCCTGTTGCTGCGCCCGCACCAGTTACCACAGAGAAAGCACGGAATGTTTCGCCAGAACCCGTAGACGTAAATGTCAGCTTGTTGTAGCTTAAACGTGTATCGCCAGATGAGGCAGATGTTGTGGCAAAGGCAGAATTGATATTCTGCGCTGTAGTCACAGCAAGGGGGGAAGCTGAAGTGCCGGTAGAAAAGCCGTTCTGAGATACGACTGGGCCGGAGAACGTGGTGGTTGCCATGACGGTTCCTTACATACAAGTTAGGCGCATTAGTCTGTATGTCGTCAGCCGGGGCTGTCTAATGCACCGGAAAGCCCGGAGTAACTGCAATATAGCACACTATTTTGAGGAGTGCAATAAAAAAGGCTCCCGAAGGAGCCTTAGTGGTAGGCCAGTCACCTCTACCTTACTGAAGCCAATTAGGCCCCTGCGGAACCATAAATGCCACGTGGGTCAGACCAGCCAAAGCTGTACCGTTCCCGTGCTTTATAGCGCACATTGCCCGTGTCAAAGTCGCCTTCAAAAGCGGTTTTGATTGGGGAGCGGTTGAACATTTTCAAGCCGTTTGGAGCATCGGTCATGAGGAACCATGCATCTGTATCGGTCAAAAAGTGGTTTACCGCATAGCCTTCAGGAATCATGCCCATCGACTTGATGGCGTTGATGTCATTGTCGGCAGTAGCTGTGCGAAGCGTGGTCTTCATCAGACGTTCAGCAGTAAACTGCTGTTCTTTCGGAATCACAAGCTTACGGGCTTGAATGGCGATTTTAAGGCCGCGCTCATCCGTGAAACTTGCAACGTCGATGATGCCCTGCTCAAGGGAAGTTTCATTCAAGTCAGCCGGTGTGGTCGGCGTATTGCTGAAATTTGGCCCCAAAGCAGTCGGGTGGTTAAGGTTGCACAGAGAAACACCATCGCCGCCGTTGTAGCTGCCGCCGGTATTAAACGCTTGGTTCAATACAGAAGCTGCTTTAACCTGCTTGGTGTTGGCCATAGAACGAGCCAGCGCCTTGGTATAGCGCCCAGACAGTCGGTCATAGAGGTTGTCCTCAATGGCCTCTTCGGTCAGGGCAAATGCCATTGCAATGGTCTCATGAGTGTACCGAGCCGTGAATGATTCCTGAGCAGAATCATACGAGACGCCGGAGCCCTCATTCTTGACCGGAGCAGCACCAAAGCCAGTGAGCATGACCTCTTCTTCAAATGCGCGGTCAGAACTCTCCACTGAGAAGATTTCTGTGTGCTCATTTTCGTAGCGGTCATATTCCATTCCAAACAGTGCGTTTAGTCCGGGCTCAAGTTCTTTTACAAGTTGTGAACGAGAAATTGCCATGATTTAGCTCCTTATGCTATGCCAGCCACACCAACACTGCCGTATTGATGGGTATTGATTTTTACAACTGCCACAGCGTATGCCCCTAGCTCATTGCTAGGACTGGCAAGAAGGCCACAGATCTTCAGTGCAAGAGTAGATGTGACTGCTGCACTTGATCCCAGCAAGGTACTAGCAGAGACACCAGTGGTGGTGCTTCCGGTTGTACTTGTGGTAATGGATGCATTCAGTCCCACCATGGCTTGCGTCATAGCAGTGGAATCAAACTGAATCAGGAACTGTTGGCTTGGATCGTCAAACACGTCAGCAGTGATAACACCAGTGGTGATATTTGTGCTGGCCGGGTAGAAGTTTTTCCAAACGTACTTTCCGGTGGTGGGGTCCGTGTAGTTACAGCCGTTGAACACACCGATAGCTGTTGCTTGCGAAGCTGCAACAAACTTGACGATGAATCCACCAGCCAGAGCTACCAAGTCTCCTTGAAAGATGCTTGTGCCGTAATTGTCCGCAATCTGATATCCAGAGCTTTTTTGAGCCCCGGTAGCAGATAGATTTCCAACTGGGCGCAAACCAAAGGGTTTATCTGTATTTGCCATTTAAGTGTCCTAAAAAATTAACGACTTCCGAAGGTGGTACGGGAGGTCCGTTCCGGGTTTTGAATACGCATTGAAGAGTGTGCGTTCTCACGCAGCATCTCATTGTCCACTGCCTCCAGTTGTTCCCTTGACCGTTTCTGGTAGTAATCGTTGCGTTCCTTGATAGTTTCCAACGGAATGCGGGCAAGCATTAAGCCTCCCACGGCAACAACACCCGCATGCCTGCCATCATCAATGGTAGGCATTGTGTCGCGGTATTCTTCGGGAAGCTCTTCGTTTCGGACTAGTTCATAGCCCTCGCGCAAGCGCCCGTAGACGTGCTGTTTATCCTCATATCCGTTGACTTCTGAACGAATCCAACGATTTTTATACCCTTCGGGTGCGGGCGGCGCATCAAGACGAGAGGGGGGAGCCCATGGCTTGCGACGAGTTTCCTTCTCGCGTGAAACGCGAGGGCCTTTGTCGATGGTGATCTCTTTAGTCATGTTCAATCCTTCACGTATTTTGCGTATTCCTCGAGAGGAACATTCAACTTCTTAGCAATAGCAACCTGACTCGGTGATAGCCGGACAGTTCTGCGCGCTCCATTCACCCCGGAACTCCGGGTAGCAGGTGCAACAGCGGGCGCGGTACGCTGTTGTCTGGTATTTGATTCTCCTGCAAAACGCTTGGGGAGTTCATCCCTAAGCCTTTTGTCGAGTTCAGTATAGTACTCATCTGAGTTCGGGTCAACACCATCCTGTTCAATCAGGGTTTGGTGGATTCCCCAAGCAGCATAAGTCATCATTCTATCCTGCCCAAACCAAGGATTTCGCTCCGCCCAATTCTCTGCCTTGGGGCTTGGAGCAGGCTTGGGTGGGGGTGCTTGTTGGGCCCGTGGCTGCTGCTGCTGTTGACGCTGCTGTTGTTGGATATTTTCGCCTTGAGATTGAAGCCAGCCCGCCACTTGGCGCTGTTCCATGCCCATCTCAGCAAGTCGCTGCTGGGCCTCGGTCTCAGTATCTATATCCCCCTCTTCCCGGGCCTTTCGGATAATATTTTTTAAGGTAGCCTGCTGCCCCTCAAGGCGAGTTTTTGTTTCGCTGAGGCGGCTGTAGTCAGTATGGACAAGCTTCTGCTGTAGCTCGTTAGTCTGGCTTTGCAGGCCTCTGGCATATTCCACTGCCGCCTGCTCCCGGCGCTCTGACTCGCGCATTCTGGCAGTCAGTTTTGAAATCCTCTTCTGCACCGAGTCATTCACTGCCTCCAGTTCAGAACGATGGCGTTCCGATTCAACGGGGACTGGTTTATCGTCTTTTTCAACAGGAGCATCAATTACGGCCACGTCTGTGGCCACTTCGTTGTCTCCGAGGTCAAATTCCAATTGGCTGTCTTGTACTGTATTCATAAAAGGCCTTACATATGCAAAATGTCTTCAGGATCTTGGATTGTGGCCAGTATTTCGTCATCATTGAGGATGCGAATCTCGCCGCCGTCTATGTTCATCCTTGCCCCCGCATACCGTCCAAATATAATCCAGTCGCCCTTCTTGCACCATGGGCCAGTCGGAAATTTGACAGTATCAGCATAGGCCAAAGGCCCTACCGACAGGACATACCCGCATGTGGTAGATACCTGCTGTCGTTCAATGGTTTTATCAGCCAGAACGATGCCGCCTTTGGACTTATTTGCACCCCGGTAGGGTAGGATGACGATTCGCCAGCCCGTAGGCATCGGAATGCGTTCAATCACGGACTCACTAAGGCTCTCGGCGCTTAGTTTGCCTTCTGAAGTATAGGCATCGGTCAATTCCGGCGGTCTGTCCGCCGCATCCTTTGCCCATTTTTGCTCTAAAGCAGTTACTGTCATTTGCACTCCTAGTCGATGGGGTATTTTTTAAGAAGATCTGCAAGCACATCTTCCACAAAGTTATAACCTTCCAACCGGCCCAGCAAATGTTTGTACTGCTCCATGTCACGCACTTTCCCCGCAAGTATTAAGCTTTCGGTGTCTTTGCGTAGCAGCCTAAGCTGCTTGTACAAGCTTTCTGTAAATTCAAGCATGGATTGATCCAATGAAGCAGACAGTTGGGCCCCTGTCCGAGGGTTACAAGCGTAGTTTACGCTATTTTGACCTTTTGCAAAGCATCTTTCCTTAAAATATAGGTAGGCTTGTTAACTTGTATGCCTTTTTGAGGTGTTTTTACCTGTTTTGGCATAGGTTTTGGGGGTGTTTTTTGCAATTTATTGGACATTTGTTGCTCCATTATTCATCTTCATTCTGGCCAGTTGGTCCCTGTTAGCGGCTATTTGCTGCTGCGAATTCAGCCGTGCCTGCTCCTCAGTCACATTATTCTGCTCCTGCTGCTGGTCAAGTTGCAGTTTGGACTGATCTATCTGCAAACGGCCCTGATCTCGCTGGGCACTTTGCGACAATTCCTGCTTTTTCAGTTCTATCAAGGGGTCCGGCGGCTGTGGCTGGTTCTCACCCGACAACTCCGCTTGCTGCTGCTTGATAAGTTGGAAAAACTCCACAATCTTGAGTGCAATCATGGCTTCCCGCTGCAATGCAGACACCATTTTATCGGGGTCAGTGCCATATTGACGGAACAACTCGGCCTCAACAAACTCTTCTGCCTTCAAGCGCATGTGGTCAAAAATGTGCTTTTGCAGAGACATCGCTGCTGCCGGAGAAGAACTGACAAGTGGGGATAACCCAAACATCAAATGCGTGATGATATGGGCATCGTGCTGCTGGCCAGCAAATGCCTTGAGCGGAGAGCCGTCCAGAACCTGCGAATTCTCACTGGCAGGGTCTTTGGGCTTGTCCACGTTCTGACTGATCAAAATAGCGTCAATATCCCTCACGCCAATGGCCTCGTACATGCGCCTGAAGGCCTCGTACATGTTGTGCATTTGAGGTGCACTCTGCGCCATCTGCAATTGCGTCTGCGCCATGGTGATGCGCTGCGCCACAGAGAAGATATTGGGGTCAGAAACCGGCAGCACATCAACACGCTCATCAAAATCCTTGCGTTTGATGGACCGCGACTCGCCGGGCACGTCATAGGGGTAGTCATCCGGCAAATATTCTGCGAAACCCTTGGCCAGCAACTGAAATTCAAGCTTCTGGGCATAGTGCAGCCGCTTGTGGATGGCCGACATGACCGAGGAGCCCTTTTCCAGCAGCGCAATCGTGGTTCCAACGGCTGCATTCTGGTTGCTGTCGCCTACTTGCATGTCCGTGATGGAGGCCATGCGGCGACCCGCATCTACGCAGAACCCAAGCAAGGCCATCAGGGTCTGACTTGGCTCCTTGTAGGGCAGCGGAAGCATGGAACTTTGAAGCTCAACGCCACCTGCGTCCATGTCCCGCCATTCTCCCGGCTGCAAGGGCACATCGTCGTTCATGATCCGAGCGCCTTTGGCCTTGAAGCCCGCTGGAAGGTTGCTCAGAGTGCCTGCGTCCACCAATTGGCGCAGTGCCGCAGAGGCGGTCTTGCTCAAACCCCCAATCAACTGCAAAAAC